ATCTTGTTGAAAAGGTGACATGAATTGTTGATAAGCTTGAGGACCAGTGCTTGCAGCTGCAGTTTGTAAGAAAGGTTGAAATCCACCTAATCCACTTGCTAAATTTTGTGCCTGTGTTTGTAGTGCGCTTGGTCCGGCTACAAATTGTGGACCAAATTGTTTTGTAAGATCAGCGGTTTTTAATCCACCAACAGCTGATGTAAGTTCTTGTAAAAATGGTTTTGCTGCAGCTTCTATAAACGGAGCTGGTTGATTTATTTGTGTTATTGTTTCGGCCATTATACTCTTCCTCCGTTTTCTAATTGTTTCATCATACTATACATACGTTCAGCACCTTTGTTAACATTACCATCACCCATTCCTCTTACAGCATCGGCAGTAAATACAAATTCGTTATTTGAAAGCATCGCAGGGATGTCGTCAGCCTTCTCTTTTACACCAACTGGAGGAATAAATCCACCTGTTTCTCTAAGGTCTAATTCCGTTACACCTGCAGGATTTTGATTTAATGGTAGACCCATGATGCCTGATGCCTGCATCGCGTTTTGTTCTGCTGTATCTCCTCTAGCATAGCCTATTCTGCCACCATATGCATTCATATCTCTTCCATACTCCTTCATATTTTGTTCCACAATTAGATCTATCTCACCTTTTGAGTATCCAAGATTTTCATAATTTTTTCTAAGTTCTTCTTCTAACTCATCTAATTCTTCTTCTGTTCTACCCATTATTCTTTGTTGCGAAGGGTCTAACTTTGGTTTTGTAAGATAATCAACACCACCAGCAATTCCTGTTCCAATAGCTATATCTTCTAAAATACCACCAAGTTTACTGTCCATTAAACCTGTCGCTGCTGTTTTTAAAAATTGTGGTGCAAAACCACTAAATATTCTTTGACCTGCAGCTGTTGGTAAACCAAAAGCGCCTATACCTAATATAGCGGCTTTACCTATATCAGATTTAACAATATCTTTAACACTGCTAACAGCTTTTTTAATAGGTTTTGTTATAGACTTAACTAAACTTCCTAATCCGTATAATTGTCTGGGCATTTGTCCTCTAGAAATTGGCATAATTTTATCTATATTATATAAAAATCCTTTGTTTTACAACTTAGAATCACCACCCAAAGGTAGCGCTTCTACAGTTACTTTAACGTCTCTTTTAATATCATCAGCTACAGTCTCTGTTTCAGGGTTTTGTACGTCTTGCATAGCCTCTGCGTCTGAGTTATACTCTTGCCCTGTTTTCATATTAGTTAATGTAACTTCTGTTTGCGGTGTAATAATTTTAACTGGTTTACCATTTATTATTTCTATTCTATATGATGCTTCTGTTTCTATAAATGACATATTAATCTCTGTTTATTTCTAGTATTGATGTTATTAAATGCAATCTATCAGCTGTCGCAACTTGTGCTTTTAGTATTTCTCCTTCTTGCAATATTATTGGTTGAGTTATTAGTTCAACAGTTGCTTTTGCAGAAATAGCCTTGTCCTTAAATAAACTAAATACTGCACCAGCTGCATCAGTTACTGTAATAGTAATACTATCTGCATTATTAGAATCTTCTGATACTACTATATTTTTTACAATAGCTCTAGAATCAGACGGTGTTGTATAGACTGTCGTATTACCAGTGGTAGTAAAATCTACCTTTGCATTTCTATATACATTAGCCACCGATAAACCAAGAGAATCTCTCCTGCTCCTGTTTTACTTCATTTAAAAATGTAGAATTCAATTGATCTTTCATGAGTGTTAATGATCTATTAATCTGTTTTTGGTTGGAGATATCGTACTCTTCTTTTGGTTCTGGTATTCTAATATTTATTTTTGCCATTAAGTTCTCATTATTTCTTCTAATAACTCTTCTTGTCTTTTTTTCTTCTTGTCTTCTTTTTCAAGAGCTTCATCAATCTTTAAATCTGGATTAAGTATTTTTTCTAAGAGAGTTCTATTATCTATATTTTCTGCTAATTGCATAATGCCTCGATTATTAGCTTGTGATAAATAAGGATTATCATAAGGACCTTGTAAATAATTTTCTTTGATATCCCTCATCTTATCACTACCAATTCCTAATTTAGATTGTTCTTCTCTAATACGATCCTCTAAAGTAAATGGAGTTGGTCCTGGTTCTAAACCACGCTCTTCAGGTACGATTCTTGGATCCATTAATGGATTACCTAAATCTCTCATATCTGGAACTCTAGTAGATGGAAACTCGTCTTCTAAAATAGTTCTACCAAATGGAATATTTATATCACCAGAAAAATTTGGATTTCTAATAACTGTTCTTACATCATCCATTTCAAAACCTTCTTTATCTAAAGGACGTATAAATCTATTTGGAGAACCCAATCTATCTATAGAGATATCGTCAAAGAAAGTGCTTGTACGTAGTGGTCTATCTGTTTCTTCTTCTTCATTTTCAAGAAGACTTAATAAACCTTCATTACCTAAATCGTTTTGAAAAGTTGGATTAATACCACTGAACTGACGCATATCATAAGTAGGCTCATTAAATCTTTTACCTAAACCAAATCTTTGTCCAATACCTCTAATTAAATTTCCTAAAAATCCACCACCTGTAAAGAAGTCCATAATACCACCTCTACGACCAGCTCTAAATGCAGCTGGATTAAATGCTCTAGCTCTTGCTAACTCTGCTGGTGATACAGTATTTCTACTATCAAAAAAACTTGGATTAACTCTTCTACCACCACCGGCTGCAATAAATGCATCTCTATAATCTTGCACGTTTTTATCAACAACTCCTGGTGGTAAATCTGGACCTGATCTAACTCTTTGAGATTCTACCGCAAGTTCTCTTGCATCTGCTCCGCTTCCACCTCCTCTTTCAGCAGCACTTGTTGCTGCACCGGACATACCTACATCTCTACCACCTTCAATTGATCCATATGAATCATAACTAGGTATACCTTTTGGTCCCTTATGCGGTGTGCCTGGTTTTTGTTTCTTTAGCATCTTAGCTTCGGCATCTGTGATGTATGCTAGTTTAGTTGCAGGTGCATTTTTTCTAGCTTTAAATCTTTTAGGCACAGTTACAGATTCAGAGTTCTTTATAAAATTTAAAGAACCATCTTGTTCTACGTAATCTATTTTCTTATCTATAGCCATTATCTTCTCCCGTCCGGTTGTATATCTAACCTAAATGTACCAAAACGCCAGGATTCACCGTTAGAATCATTCTCTATCTTAAAGTTGATAAAACGTCCTCTGGCTCTTGTATCCTTTTTATCAGTAGATGAGTTAATTGTAAAGGGACTCAAAGTTGTTGTGGTATCAGATTGTTGCGGATATCTCTTAACAGCCATACTTATTTTTGCATTACCATCTAATGTTTTAAAATCAGGCACAAAACGTCTTACAGCTAAGAAAGTTTCGCCAGCTAATTTAAGACCTATTTGCTGACCTTGTCTATTTCTTCGTCTTTGTTCTAAATCTATATCGTATGATTTTATAAATGATGTAACAATAGTTGTTGATCCATCTTCATTTACTTGATCTGTACCAACCTCATGTTCAAAAAATTTAGTTTGACCTAAACCATCTTGACCTACAACTGCCGGAAAAGTGCCATTCGCTGTGCTGTCATATTTTGTACCATAAGGTTTTGGATATACAATTGCATCAATCCAAGATGTCCTTGCCTCTGTTCCTGTATACCATACTCCACCTTTCATAGGTTCACTGTAATTAAAGACAACGTACTTATCATTAAAACTAGATCCTTGAGATGGATAATACCAGATCACTTCTGTAAATAGATTATTAATACCAGCTGCAACTTGTTGACCTTTAGTAGTATCAAAATTATCAAATACAAAATCTTCTACACTACATGGTAAGGATTTAACTGTACCATCAAACATAAAGAAACCATTTGGTGATAACCAAAACGCAGCTCCATCTACTTCAACGACTGCATTCTTACCTATTAATCCACAGTTTGTACCCACCTGTTCAAAACCAAATGTAAAAGGTGATCCAACAAATTTCATTGTGTATAATGCATTATCTGTAAATACTAGAATTGTTTCTTTTGCTTTAATAGCACCAACTATTTTTGTACCATCCTGTAATCTAAAATCACCAGAGCTATTAATTGCAGTCGCTGTATAATCATTAATATCTTCTTGGTCTGAGAATCTAATAAACATATCATCTTGTGTTGTTGTATCTCCAATAGTTGTTTCTGTTCCAAAATGACATAAGTGTCTAGTTGTAGGCGATACTAATGTTAATCTAGAAGCTGTTGGGTTATTTGCAGTAGAAAAACTAGTTGTTGTTGTAGACGCTCTTGTGGTTAAAGGTGTTGCAGCACCTGCGTTCCATGTAAATGTTTTACCGTTTGCAATTGTTGCAATCAATACCTGACCAAAGTTGTCTAAACTCCAAAGACCTGGTTCAAGAGTTACTTCTGATGCAAGAACTGCTTCGCCCCAATCAGAAAAATTTGTTGCATCTACAACTGCTGTACCATCAGAATGAGCTGCCTTACTTGTTCCATCAACTTCTCTTGTAATCGTTGTTAAGTTTGGTGATGATACACCTGTGTATGAAATTAATTCGTTTTCAACTAATATTCTTCCTGATGAACTAAAGTTTGTCGTTGCATCTAGTGTAATTGAAGTTCCTGATCCACCTGTACCAGCGGTATCATTTAACAACGCTCCATCTAAATTAGATGTTGCAGCTCCAGGAACTGACCCATTCCATTGTGATATACCAAAACCATAACCATAAGACTGTGCAGCCGGTCCAACTTTTTCGTAAGGTTTAACAGCAATGCTTCCACCTGTTGATACAGTTGCACCAGCATTACTGCTTTGTGTAACTGTAAAAGTTGTAGGTGTTGGAACTGTTGTTACTTGAAATAATTTATCTTCAAAGTCTGATGCACTAAAACCCGTGCCCCCTGGTAATGTTACACTATCAAATAATACTATATCTCCAGGTTCTAAATTATGTGATGTAGAAGTTGTTATTGTGCAAACAGCTGAAGCATTAGTTGTTGCAATTGTAGAAGAACTTAATGTAGATTTTAAAGGTGTTATGTCAAACAATTGACCTTCAAAATATAATAATAAAAATTTATCTGTTCCAAGAGCGACATATCTGTTTCCATTAAGATCTACAAACCCATGTTGTTTTCTAGCAACACCAACGATAGTATCTGATATTAAAGAAGACCAACCACCTACTTTTTCTGGTAGACCATATCTAAATCTTACATTATCAGAATCTATCCATCTGTTCTCTGCACCTGCGGTTGTATCCTGTTTATCAATTCCAGGTAAGAAATTATATTCAATAAGAGCCACTAGTTACTCCTATGCCGTGTTAGTTTTGTAAGCCCAGCCTCTTGTTGCATCCACATACACCAATGTAAAAGCTTGACCGTTAGTGGTTAGTGTTAGATTTGATGTACCTGTATTAATTGGTTGACTGTTTCTATTTACAATCAAGTTGTTAGAATTAAAAGTTCCTCTTGCATCAATAAACGTAACCTCTGATCCAACTGCTGGTGATGCAGGTAAAGTTACAGTAATAGGGTTAGCTGTTGTATTTGCAAATATTTGATCACCATCTACTGCTGTGTATGCAGTAATTGTTGAAGAGTTTAGAGTTACATATCCTTTATTACGAATACCAAGACTAACATTGGTACCATCAGAGTATACTAAAGAAGTAGAACCAATTGGTAATACAACTCCGTTCCCTGATACAGTTTTAACTGTAATTGTATATAGTGCAGATGTCCCTCTAGTTGTTGCATCTTCAAATATAATAATTCTTTCAGATCCATCTGGTATAGTTACATTTCTGTTTGCACCTAGTGTGCCAGTTAGTTTAATGTATAAATTCTTACCATTTGATGTTGCACCATTGTCGAGTGCTAAAGTTAAATCTCCTGATGCTAATTGTGCTGAAGACAAGTAACCTGAAGATAATTGTTCTAAAATTTGTAGGTTTGTATTAGTGATCGTGCCCCAAAGACCTGCTTTTTCACCTGTTGCTATAAGTTCTAATTTTGAATTTGTTGAAAAACTTGATGCCATAATTCTCCTAATACGGGTCTATTGGTGTCC